AACAGTCAAAAAAATTGAAAAGTAGCTGTTCTGGGAAGCCTATTAGAGTTCCCATCTGCTGTTCCGAGCTCAGCCACTTTCACTGTTCCTTCAATTTTTCGGAACAGTGGTTGGGAAGCCCTGCTTGTAAGCCGCCATCCAATGTGTTCAGTTTTTTGGAAGACTAATGATGCTAAGCGGGAATTATGAATGACAGATATTTGAACGATTTCTCTCGCAATTTTTAGTCCTGCGATGTTAACCGTTTTCGGCAGTTTATTGAGAAATAAGATATATTGGGCAATGGTTAACATTGCAAATCAATGATTAAAGAGAATACATTGGATTTCCTGTTAATTTACAACAGATTACAACAAAATACTAAGGAATGCAGTGTTCCTCCGTCCGAAAAAATTTGTAGGCGATTTCTGGTCTGAAATTTCTCCGGACGGAGATTGTGCTTACAACTCCCAAAACGAATCAAAAATTTAAGGTTCCTACTGTATTTTGCACACATCACTTTAAATATTTTGTTAATAACTATTTGGAAACGGCTCGTTCATTTGCATTCCTTACAAAATACATAATTATCTTGCAAATGTGTTAAATCGAATACTTGTTTTGATTGCTCCCCGGCATTCATGGATCCGCGATGTTAACCGCCTCCCAATGTTTCCAGTCTAATTTTTCTGCTGAAAGACTGATGAGGCGGCTAACATCGCGGATCTATGCCCGCATTTGTCTTAAATTTAAATAAAGTACCAAAGTAAATGATGACTGATATTTTGGCTACGAACGAACCGCAAAAGTCATTTGATTTGGAAACCGTATCAATTATTGATTCGGGTATTTTACCGGAAATTGTTGCTGTTAGCCCTTCAAATGTTTACGACACAAAAAAAATGAAATATTTATTAAATTCAGCTAAACACCATGGATTTGGCGTTACAATAATCGGTTTAAATCAAAAATTTGAATTCTTATCTAAAATTTTATGGTTTAAGGTATATTTGGCATCATTACCGACGGACACAAATCCTATTGTATGTTTTACAGATGCGTATGATGTGATATTTGTTGATGCATTAGATATAATTAGAACCAAATTTTTATCTTTCAAAAAAAATATAGTTTGGTCCGTTGAACGATGGTATAGCCACCAACTTAAAATTGACAAGAATTTTTACGATGGCTTATCTGATACGCCGTATAAATACATCAATACGGGGACATTCATTGGTTACAAAAAAGAGTTACTGCAATTGATGACAGATATAGAAAATAGTCTTAAAAATCAATTATTTTTAAGTGAACTTCGTGCTGAAGGGTGGGATATTCATTCAAGTTTAGTTGATCAAACTATCATTTCCCATCATTTAGCAAAACATTGGGATAAATACAGCATTATATTAGATTATAATTGTTCAGTGTTCTACATTCCATGTGGGGATTGGGATGATATCGATAAATTTGTAGATCGTGATTTAAAAAATATTGTTACTGGTAATATTCCATCCATAATTCATGTTCCATGGAAATCAAAATTTGAGCATATACTTTCCAAATTATACAATATGCGTTTTTCGCCTCTTTTGCAACCCCCTCTTGCTGACAAGACGTTTTCGTTAATTAATAAAAAATACACATGGAATTCTAACGTAATTCAATTTACGACAAACTGCAAGATGAATGCTTTTGGGCCAGGCACATATACATACACAGATGCGTGTACAATTGTTGCAAAATTTGGAGCACAAATTCACACAATAGTATTTAGCCCAGATTACTCGTCATTTATTTCAACGCGAAAATGTGATGGCGAAAGGGTTACAGGACAATTAATTCGTTAAGTCATGTAAAATACATCTATACAATCATTTCCGGTATTATTCACCACAGTTTAAGTCTTAACTTTCCCGCGAATGAATAGGCAATGACAGAACCAGACGATGTTCGAACACGTATTCTTGTAGCAACACTCCGACGGTGGGGATGCACGCAAATAACCTCAATGCCAGTGTGTCTTGGCGCATTCATCAAACGTGTTGAAATTGGTGTTTCAGCCGGGAGAGTCACAGACGATGCCGTTCGCATTCAACCATTTTTAATTGCGGATCCACGCATTCGATTCGTGAGTGTGCAAACGGACACGGATGGCATTACGCGTTTGTATCATAATGATGCAGACGTGTTTGAGGATTTTTTAGACATGTGTCGCGAATTCAACACTGTCCCGATCTCCTGAGCTCAAATGGAGTTCCCGCAATGAATCATGTTCTTAGCAAACTGTTAAAAACATGATTTAAAACGGTGCAAAAGCGCCATCAAAATGTCACATGTGCGCCATCAAAATGCGAACAACATCCGTGTGCCCACGAGCGCTTGCTTTACGAATGAGGTCCGCGAGCCCCGCAGGTACAGCAACAGCAATCAGGATCGAAACAACATCCGTATGCCCACCCAAACACGCAAGTGTAATTGCACGACCATCGTCCACAATGCCGTGTTCTAATAGCAATCGAACTATTTCCGTAAAACCGTTGGCACTCGCGAGACGCAGGGGCGCGTTTTCGTTCGCCGCGGGATTTACGGGAAATGGACCGTTGTATGCAAGAAGTAAACGTACGATTTCGAGTTTATTTCCGACGACTGCTGTGCGCAAAGACTCGTTTTCATGGTGTGAAGGTCTCACACCGCCGCTGCCAAGCAAAATAGCAACGATTTCCGTATGACCACATACAATGGCTGCCTGAAGTGCTTCTGTAAAATCATCTGCACGTTCCGGTGGATTACCATTAAAGTCTCCGAAATTATCGACTGGATCATACCGTTGGATTTCAGGCGGAGCAAAATTCGGAACTTCAACTGGAACTTCAACTGGAACTTCAACTGGAACTTCAACTGGAACTTCAACCGGAACTTCAACCGGAACTTCATCAAGAATCCGCACCCCAAAAAACCTTAGCCCACGTGCTAATAAATTATCCCCATTAACAGCAGGCACAACAGCAGGCGCAACAGCAGGCGCAACAGCAGGCGCAACAGCAGGCGCAACAGCAGGCACAACAGCAGGCGCAACGAGAAATCGAACAATTTCAGTATGCCCCATTTTTGATGCAGCTAAAACTCCATCGACAACACGATTCTGCCTGCGCAATAAACGCACTATATCAATGTGCCCGTGTCGACACGCAGTTTCAAATCCAATTTCACCCGTATCACCGTTCTCAAACAGTATTCGAACAATGTCCGTAAATCCGTGCATTGCTGCAATGTCAATGAGTGATCTAAAACATATGTGTTCTCTTGGACAAATTTCGAGTAAAACCTGAACAGTCCCAGTTTGTCCTGCAGCACATGCAGCAAATAATGCGGGACAGCGCTGCCCTGTCCCGGCCAGCCCCGCACACCCCACAACATCCGTCCGCGGGTCCATTGCAAGTACACGTACAATATTCGCATGTCCTGCGCGCGCAGCCACAAGTAACGCAGCAGACGGATTAATACGAGTGTCCGCAAGCAACGTACGTACAGCGTCAATTCGCCCTTCTTTCACCATGTCCAAAAACAAATCATGTAAACGCAACTCAGGGGCGTCGTGAATCTCAACAAGTCGTTGAAGTAATACGGGGTCGTCAGCAGCCAACAGGAGTGGTGTAATCGACGTTACATCACCACCGGCAAGCAATCGTAAAACCGCAACAAATGGTTCCCACGATATGTGTGTTGGAACGTACACTTCTTCGATTAAATTCGTATCTAAGCGTACTGCATCGGTTTCAAGGAGAAAACGGGCTTTCTTCACCAATTCGTCTGCAACAGCATGATGAGCAACTTTAACCGCCAACCCCTCGAGTTCAATCAACGCCGCTTGAACCTGTTGAGCTGCGCGAATTGTGCTGTCAAAATCGCTGCAATTCATTAACGTATACAAATTATGGTTTCTTTAGGTTTGACGGAATCAGAGCATTGGCTGAAGAGTATTGGCTGAAGAGCATTGGCTGAAGAGCATTGGCTGAAGAGCATTGGCTGAAGAGTATTGGCTGAAGAGCATTGGCTGAAGAGTATTGGCTGAAGAGCATTGGCTGAAGAGCATTGGCTGAAGAGCATTGGCTGAAGAGCATTGGCTGAAGAGCATTAGCGATTTCAAGAAATAGCCCGTTGCAATTCTGCAAGTTCGGCTTTTATTCCACCCACAGCGATTCTCGCGAAAGCAACGGCCCTTCGTGCTGTTATGCTTTGCTCATTTGTCAATTTGCCCGTGAAGATACATTTATTTTCCTCATCAATTTCATGGAGGAGAAACTGAAGTGTTTCCGTTTGTATGCGAATGCGTTGGTGAATTGTGGTTGATGCCCGCGATCGTGATGCTACGGATGATGCTACGGATCGTGATGTCGTTGATGTCGTCGATGCTACAGACGATGCCCGTGATGCTACGGATGATGCTCGTGATGATGCTACAGACGATGCCCGCGATGCTACGGATGATGCTACAGACGATGCAGACGATGCCGTTGATGCTACAGACGATGCCCGCGATGCTACGGATGTTGCTCGTGATGCCGTTGATGCCCGCGATACTACAGACGATGCCCGCGATGCTACGGATGTTGCTCGTGATGCCGTTGATGCCCGCGATACTACAGACGATGCCCGCGATGCTACAGATGTTGCTCGTGATGCCGTTGATGCCCGCGATACTACAGACGATGCCCGCGATGCTACGGATAATGTCGTCGATGCTACGGCCCGTGATAACTGTTTCACGTTTTCGGGAATTTGCGCCTTTACATGATTACTTGAAGCATGTACAGCAACCTTGGGACTTGCTACTTTGGCGAGTGCAACAATACTTGCTACTTTGGCACTCGGAACGGACGCTTTGGCACTTGTCGGAATTTTGGCACTCGAAACGGGCGCTTTGACACTCGGAATTTTGGCACTTGAAACGGGCGCGTTGGCACTCGGAATTTTTGCACTCGAAACGGACGCTTTGGCACTTGAAATTTTAGCACTCGAAACGGGCGCTTTGGCATCCGGAATTTTGGTGACAGCACGCATGGTTTTTGCGGAAGTAGACATTAAACAATATCTGTAAGTGTGCTCACGCCTGTTGTCAATTTTTGCAACATCGTTGTGTAACATCTACAATGCAAAGTTTTTGAGACTCAATTGAATACATGTACGCCTTCGGTAGAAAATTGACGGCCCACCATGACGCACACATTGCCGTCCGTTCGATTCAAAACCAAACATGTCCCTCGCAGTTCAACTTGCAAAAGTTGTGCATCAACCACTAATTCCTCCGCATGCCGGTATCACACTTTTCCCGCATCAAATTACTGGCGTGAACTGGATGATGACTCGCGAAGAAGATGACGCTGAATATTGCCGTGGCGGCATTCTCGCGGATGACATGGGTGTCGGCAAATCCTTTCAAATTATTTGTTTGATTCTGAATTCGCCCTTTACGTCATTTCGAAGTCTAATTCTGTGTCCACCCGCGCTCATTGATTCGTGGTCCCGTGAACTTCGCAATTGTGGCTTTGGAGTCGTTATGCTCAGCGATGGGGTTTTCACTCCCGCAAGCAATGACATCAAAGCCGGACGAACGCTCGTGTATCTTACGACATATCCTCGTGCACATTTGAATTGTCGATATGTTACCTCGTGTGCATTCGACCGAATCATTTGCGATGAAGGTCATGTATTGCGCAATTGCTTGTCTACACAAATCGGACAATCCTTGATTGCCATTGTTGAAAATACCACATGCAGGTGGTGTGTTAGTGCAACTCCAATTCAAAATTCCAAACGGGATTTGCGTCGAATTTGTACGTGGCTGGGCGTTGACGACATTGATGAATGTATTAGTCGCAACAAAATTATGTTGCGGCGCACTATGCATGAGCTGCGAGATGTCATCGATAAACTGCCGCCACCACCCAAATTTGTCAAGCATTTGTTGGTAATTCCACCCGACAGCCCTGAGGGTCGTCAATTCCAATTGTTGGCGAATCGTGTTCAGATTGTTCTGGGTTCCGATTCAATTTCGGGGTTGTTAAAGCTGGAAATTTACATGCGATTGCAGCAATTCGTTATCCATCCGCAGATTTATATTGAAGCCATGCGCGCAGCCAAAAAATGGTACAAACACGCGGATTGGACAGGTACAACCACCAAATGGACTGCGTTTCAGACAGAACTCCAACGGGCGGTGGTTGAGTGTGTTCCAACGATTGTTTTCTGCAATTTTCGCAATGAAATTGACCGCGTTGAAGAACTTGCGCACAAATTCGGTGCGGGCGTTTTTACGATTCGCGGTGGACTGGGGTCCGAATTCTTGGGACAAGTTTGCCGTGACGGACAAGCCTTCGCGAAAAGCGGAAAGCCAACGGTGTTTGTCGTACAAATCGTGAGTGGCGGATGTGGGCTGAATCTGCAATTCTGTTCGAGGATTCTGTTTCTTTCACGGCATTGGAATCCGGCAATCGTTCACCAAGCCGTTGGACGCGCGGTGCGCATTGGGCAAACACGGGTTGTTGAAGTTCATCAATTTAACATCGTCAATGGTGTCATGGACAACATTGACCGACGAATGGCGTATTTGCATCTTGAAAAGATTGCGGGTGCGCGGTTGGTATGCGCGTCTTTGTATGAAGGATTCATGGAAACGGAAATGGATGCGTTTGATGTTGAGGGTGATGCTGAGGGTGATGCTGAGGGTGACGTGAAGCCTGACGTGAAGCCTGACGTGAAGCCTGACGTGAAGCCTGACGTGAAGCCTGACGTGAAGCCTGACGTGAAGCCTGACGTGAAGCCTGACGTGAAGCCTGACGTGAAGCCCGA